GCAGAAGTTGAGCCTAAAAAAAAGGCCAAAGACTTCCTACCTTTAAGGAGGTTACATTTTTTGCAGCTAGTCAAAAGGTTGTCTAATTCGTCCCCACCACCGGCAACCTTTGGAACCACATGGTCAACATGGTTTGCATCTTCAGCACCGCAGTATTGACACACCCTGTTATCCCTTGCCAGGACTTTGAGCCGTTGCTTCTTAAATTCTGAGGTGTTGTTCTTGTGTCTTAATGCCATTTGTGTAATCTCCAATGTTCTAAGGCCAGTGCCATTGATCCGTACCTATTGTAAGCATACGCAATACACCATTGCACCTGTTGTTTATAGTTAGCCCTTGCCATGTATTTACTACGGCCTTGACATAGCCCATGATGCGACCCATTAACAGCCCTTATGTTCCAGTTACTCTCCTTGTTCCATAACACTAAAGCTGCTGAGAACTCTAAGGGTGTTAGCAATGATCCGGCATATGACTGGATTGTTTTAACTTCTACTGCACTTGCTTCAGGGCTGCCAAGCAATAAACATAGCCCTGCCAATAGATGCACAACACACCGCCGGGCTATCCCTAAAGGGCCCTGCCGTGCGCTATGCATCGTATATCTTGAGTCAAGCATCAGCGTGAATCTTGGGCGTTTCCCACAGTTATCAAGGCCTGTGGATAACCCCTGTGGATAACTACTGGGTTGCAAGCCATATCATCAATATGACCAAAATGCATTGAACAACAACAAGGATGTGAATCAGCTTGCGTTGGGTCATGATTGAGCCTCCAATAAACACACACCCATAGTGCCACATCGGGTGCATTGAAGGACTTTGACATGCTCAGGAAGGTTGTCAGTGATTATGCGCTCAATCTGCCTAGTGACTTTCTTGCATCTACGGCACTCAAACTCAATGCTCATTTGCAATAGACACATAGCCATAACACGGTTTCCCCATGCTCACGATAGGCGATGCCACCCTCAAGGAATTGATATTTGCTGCATCCATCACATAACACCTCACCAGTTGCCTTAGCTGATGTAGATCCATCCTGGTGAATCGTGGTGGCCAAGCCATCCTTGATGTAGGTAATCTCGCCCATTACTTCACCGCAGCAATCTTGGGAACCCATTTGCCTTCACTGTTAAGGGCAAACCAAATCGGCTCACATTGCTCCTTGACTACATAGTTTGTGCAGCGCATGCCATAGTACGCACGGCCATTCTTCTCACCTTCAAGCACTGTTCTATCGCCATGCTTGCAATGCCAGGCATCAAAGGCTTCAGCCGGTGTTGGCGGTGTTGCCCACGGATCATGTTGTTCTTGCTGCGTTTCTTTTATCTTTGTAACCGTTGCCTTGTGTACTTCTTGGCGTGCCTTAATTTCATCAGCACTTGCAATTTTCTTTGAAGCTAATCCCACTGCAATGGCGCATCGGCCCCAAGCACTTGTTTCAGCATTCATCAGCTCACTGCCCTTTGTGTATGGGGTGCGCCCTGGTACTTCTTCCCAAGCACATGCAATGGCAGGGCATGGATCAAACGGGTCACGATAGAACGCGGCAGTGTACGCAATATAAGTGAGGCCACCAATCTCAACAACCTTGAAAGGCTCATTTGGGTTCGCTGGTCTAAACACGCCTTCAGGAAATATCTCCTTAATCTTGCGCATTCTTTCGGCCACATCCACATAATCATCCATGTTGAAACTCATAACATCATCCCTTCATCCACTGCACGCCAAATGGTGCATTCATTGCCGTTTTGGTTTTTTCTAGTAAGCCCTGAATCAATAATGAATCCCTGTGTTTCCAGGGACTTACGCAAGGGCCTGACCGAATTGCCCGGAATGGACAAAGTGGCCTCAATTTCATAATCGGTTACTCCACGCAATCCAGCCCTGACCAGCAGCTCATAAATCCTCAAACGCAATGACCCGGTTTCAGGATACTTGCGCATTGCTGCATCTACTGATGTGCGCTTGGCGTTGCGTGCAATGATTACCGCGTTATCGCTGACTGCTGGTGGTTTCACGCTTGCCCACCGCCTTTCCTAAGTCGAACCCGGCGCGATGGCCTTGATCTAAACCAATCTCTTTGCCAAGCAAGAATCCGGCAATCATCGGAATGCCAAGAACAATCACGGAACCAATGAAAACACCTGCATCCGACAATGTTGAAAGAAAATCAATCATTTTGAATCCTCGCTTTCCATTCTCCAAAAGGTTTGAATTGTTTTATCCATATCAAAACGGTAATGACCGCCAAGGGGCTTATATGCCTCAATCTTGCGCTCGCGTACTAAACGGCGCAATGTGCTTGGCGTGATTTCCAAAATGTGTGCCATCTCAGTTGTGCTCAAATACTCCGGTTCTAGGATGCTCATATAATTTCCCACGATCCAGCGTAATCAGTCAGAATGACAACCTCGCCGGTTCCAATATCGAATGCAGCTTCATGAGGTTCAGCGATGGATTTAAGGAATGCTGAAGCTAAGATGTAATCAGAATATGTATCAACCCAATGGGCATAACCCCAGGCAAATGAGATTTCAGTGTCATGAATAACCGGCTCAAAACGCATTACCTTCTTTTCCCAATCCTTGCCCCATTGCATTGAGGTTGTGGTTAGGTGCTCAAAATCATTCTTGGTAAGCTCTAAGGTTATTTTCATGACTGACCCATTTTCTTAAATTGGGCATCAATCTCTTTGATTGTATATTGCTCGCATGTATCGCACATGCAGTCAGCCGCAGCTTGGAACGCCTTGGATTGTTTGCTTAACTGGTCACTAATTTCAATGTATAAATCTGCCATTCTTGACATGTGAGGCCCTTCGTCTATATCGCCGAGTTGCGATAAACCAAATATAGACGATATGTACGAGATGTACAACATCAACACCGTTCGGCGTGTCTAACGCTCCAAAAGGATAGTGTAAATATGGTCAAGGCGTGCTTCCAGCCTGTTGACCTGCTCTTTTAGGCTATGCCCGTTCGCCTTGGGGCCTATTTCGGACATTATTGACCGGACAATAAACCGGACTGCCGCATAAAGCCCGGACAGGATGGCCATCACGCCTACAACAACGGCCACCCATGCCTGGGCCTCCATCTTACTTCTTGCCCAAATTGATTGATGAATCTTTAGGGTCAACCGCACGCAAGATAGGCCCGATAAAGCCGGCCAATAGTGCGTTCAGCAGAATCTTAGGATCAGAAATCCCGGATAGGTAAAGGGCTGCAACTGATGCGAGTGAAGCTCGTAAATACGACAAGGCCGCCGTTTTGATTTGCTGGTTCATTTTTCGTCTCCTTGTATTTTCTTAATTAATGCCTCCACCTTGGCTGCACTAATAGCGATTTCAAAATGCATTTCATCCTTGCGACTGCGGTAATCACCGCCCCAAATGCATCCCCATTTTTTTGCCAAGGCCCTTATCATTGGTACTTTTTCTAAAGGAAATGTGCCCACTGCACCCAAAGGATGTTTTGAGGCATTTAGATCTAAAGCTGTTCCGGAGGAGTGATTGCTCAACTTGGCAGTCTGCCCACGGATTGGCCGGTAACAATATCCCCAATCGTCAAGTGAACCCACATCAAGCGGCTCAATCAGCTCATGAAATTCAGCAGCTAAACCAATGAGCAAAGGTGCAACCGCTTCAGCGCATCGCAATTTGATTGCCGTGCCCGGTACTGAATAGGACTTAATCCCTAACTCAGCCTGATCCTTAGAGGCTGGCCAGCCGTTCGCACTAGTCTCCATGCATTTCTACCTTTGGCACTATCCACTGACAAGTTGTTTCGTCAAACCCTAAATTGTTTTCAGGCTCAGGTGCAATGAAAGCATCACGCGTTGCATCATAGGAATAACCTATGCCCGCATAATTAAATCTTATGTTGCCATGATAACTCGTGCGTTTGCAGGTTTGCCCTCTAAAGTTGGCATACCAAAGCTCAGGCTCTAAACCTTCAATGGTCTCTGTTTCATCGATTCCAACAATCACCTCTGTGACAATGTTGTTTTCATCTAAAAATGCGTAATGTGCCATTATGCCCAACTCACATTCCCGGTGCCCGCAGTGATAGTTGTTACTTTATATGCACCATCTGTTGCGGTAGATCCCGTCAAGCCGCCGCCAATAGTGATTGTTCCGCTTGCTGATGGATACCTCAAAATAACTAAACCTGAGCCACCTGCTGCGCCATTATGACCAGCACCACCACCACCGCCGCCACCTAGATTAGTTGAACCTGCGGTTGGAGCAGTGCCGCCGTTTTGACCGCCATTACCACCGCCGCCAGTTCCTCCAGCTAGTGCAGTTGATGAACGACCACCTGAACCGCCGCCACCGCGTGTTACTGATGAACCTGTAATAGATGATGCAGAACCATTACCGCCTTGAGAGCGTTGAAATAAAGTTAAATCTCCACCACCAGCTGCGCCTGCGCCACCGCCACCGCCTGCTGGAAAAGGAGAACCACCGGTTGAACCAGCAGCGCCGTTATTGCCTTGCACTGGCGAAGCTGTTCTAGTTCCGGCAGCTTGGTCACTGTATCCACCGCCACCTGATGAACCGCCATTCCCACCAGCTTTATTTTCGCCACCACCACCACCGCCACCTGTGGAAGTAACGCTGCTAAATACTGAATTAGAACCTATTGTTCCTGTCTGATCTGAGCCAACTCCACCAGCACCACCGCCGCCCACTGTTACTGTGTAGTTGGTGGCCAAAG